AATGTAGACTGTTAGGATGGTTGGTTCAGAGCAGACAACGCAACTATTCGTAGGTTTCTTCTTCTTCGGCATAGATCAGTTTTTGCGCGTGTTCTAAAGCGGAGGCGAGGCTTTCTGATACCTTCACTGGATTCCCGTCTGGGTCAAACATATCAAAACCCAGGTCATGAGACTGCTCAAACTCTTCAAGGATTGCCTCGAGAGCCTGTTCAAGCTGGTAGGTATACAGATCAGCCATTTGCCCCAATTATAACAGACACTTATTGTTTTGTCAAATAAGCCCAAGCACGCTTGAGCGGTATATGGTGCTTTCGCTTATACGCAATGTCATTGTCCAGAGCCACCCAACCAGCCTCATCAGAGGAGAAATGGGCATAGCCCATTTCTCCTCTTGTCGCTTTGTATTGACCTGTATACACAAGTGCACCTGGATTGTGGTGCGTGGCAGGCAATGTGCCCTTGTGAAAAAATCCTTCTTTCCGAGCTATGTGCTCGGAAAGAAGGGAATGCGTCCAGCAAACACCGATAGGATCAGAAAGTGAAATTGCGTACAAGGCTATAATACCTTTAAGCTTCCCCAGTCGCATTGTCCCCCCTTCATTTCCACATCGAGCGAAAAACCATTTAGCTCAGGCCAAGGCTGGCACATAAGCTCTTTGGTTTTTGCCGCTTGTTTCATTATAGTGGATGACGGCCCTTGCAGCAACAACGAGTCATGGATCTGAGCGGAGATCTTCCACCCTTCCTCGAACAACGCTGTCTTACCGAGGCCCAACCTTGCAATCTCATTCGGAAACCGATCCGGGTAATGAGCGATCATCGCCCGAATGATAATGTCCGCCAGTGTGCTGGCAGGCAAAAACGCCAAGCTTACCGTGCCGACACTGCGGGTCGAGAACCACCGAATCCTTCCAAACGGATTTCTCAAATACCCATCGCGCTTCGCTCGACTAATCGTTTCATCCTGCCAAATGGAAGTCTTTGGGTTTAGCTCTTTCCGCTTTTGAATGAACTCTTTGCACTTACGTTCGCTGTAAAAAAAGCCATTTGCCTCAAGCTCTTCCTGAAGCTTTACGTGGGTCATCCCGTAGTTACCGCCGTGGTTGACCACTTTGGCAGTGTCGTAAAGCTTATCCTCGGTGGTGTTCACCTCAAAGACCTGCTTGCCTTCGGTCCACTTCACAGTGATCGGGTCTTTGCGGCCCTTAATCAAATTCGGTGCATCGAAGAGGACTTTGGCAAGTTCCAGATGTTCGGAAAATCCAGGTTGACGTAACTGAGCCAACCTTTCTGTGTCACCAGCAAGGAACGCGGTGAGCATGTTTTCCGCAGAAGCATAATCGAGTTCGAGGAATGACCAGTCTTCTTGGTCAGGAATGTAAATTTTACGGACTGATTTTGGCTGGTTCTGAATGTTGGGGTCAATGCCTTTGCGCTTGCCGGAACTGGAGAAACGACCTTCAGACGTGCCATGCACAAGCAGGTTAAAGTAAAGGCGGTCTTCGGTCTTTAGGGCGTCTTTGGCAAAGTTGTTGCAGATGGTGATTGCGTCTTTGAGTTGGTCGATGATGCGGAATTCGGGGTGGGTGCGACCCCATGCCTTACGTGCATTGACGTCAGCAGCGGCAGTACCTCGCTTGCGGTTCATGTAAACCTTAAGGCCAAGGCTTGCTGCATAACGCATGACCTGCATGGAGGAAGCCCAAGGCCGGATGGTTTCAGTTTCCTGGACTTTGACTCGCTTAATTTCGGTCAGCTTTGGGGTTTTGATGGGGAGTCCACAAGTTGGGCATTCCAGCTTATCTCCTGGGGACCGAAAGGTAATCTCAACTGGTTCATGTTTGTTTGGTTTCTTTCCCTTGCACTTAGCGGTTTTTGGTTTGTAGGTGCCTGCTGGAGCAGGGATGCTTCTGGTGACTGGGACTTCGATTGGACGGAGTCCGTCTGGTAGTGTTTGCTCAATTTCGTCTACCTCCTTCAAAAGCACTTCTCGGATTGAGGCTACCTTGGTGTTATCGATGCGAATGCCAGCGTCTGCAATGTCGCGGACGATAAACGCAATCGGCACACAGACATTCCAGTAAACATGGTCTAGACCCCACTTAGCAAGCAACGGATCAAGTGCAGCATTGATCTGGAAACTGGCATCAGTGTCACGCGCATTGTACAGTCGGTAAGCCTCTTTTTCACTGAGGCAACCGCCGTAACCACCGATCTCACGAGGGATTGCTCCGGTCTGGTCCCAGGTGCGCCATTGCTGTTTGGTTGCAATAATGTTACCATCTTCATCTTCTTCCTCATGACCACGCCCCTTCCAAAAGGTCTTATTCGTGAAGATGCTTGCCACAAACCCAAGGTCATGTTTGTAGTCGGGTTGAAGCAAATGCTGTTTGAGCATCGTGTCATGGAGCCGTGCTGTGATGTTCCAGCCAAGCCGCGCAAACTGCTTTGTGTCCGCGCCAATGATGTTGTGGCCGATTAGGTCAGTGGCTGACTCGAAGATACGCTTGAATTCGTGCTGGAGGCCGTCCCACTCAGTGACAAGGCAGTTGTAAAAGCGGTCAGTCACACCAGCAATGGTAATGTTGTTGTGTTCGTCCCATTCAAAGTCAAACGCAAAGTTCTTGCTTTTGAAGGCTGCAATGTCAGCACCGCTTGCGAAGAGGTTGTAGTTTTCGGGTGGGGTCACCGGCAGTTTGCCCATGTCATTGATGACGGCAGACGCCAGTGTCATTTTCTTCATCAACTCAATTGGGCTGATGGTGGGAATAACTCGAGACTTGTTCTTGCCTTCGAGCGGAAGCGGAGAGCCACGCCAAACGAGGATGCCGCGCTTGCCGGTAAGGGCACGCAGGGCAAGTTCGCCAACCGCTAGGATCTTGGTATAGGATTCCAGGTCATAGTGGTGGGAGATGCAATACTGGACAGCGGCCATGGCGTCGGCGCGAGAAATTGCATGGAAGCGAACGTCGGCTGGGCTAATGTCCATCGGCGGACGGCAGCACATGACGTTGCCCACATTAATCTTGGCACGCTCAATGTTGTTCTTGGCAAGGAAGTTGTTGAGGAGGCTGCCACAACCGTCGTAGAAGGGAATGCCTTTTTCCACGTCTTCTTGGCGGGGTGCCTCACCAAGGACAATTAGCTTGGAGGAATTCAGTTGGGGCGGGGCATAGCCGTGCCCGATGGTGAACATCGGGCACTTGCTACAGAAAGAGGGTTTACTAAGCATCTAATCCTAATGATAGCTGAGGATCTAGCCTCTTGCAAGCCAGAAGGTATTCGTTTCGCAAGTCTTTCAGTTTTTGGGTGGACCAGTGAGCACCGTCATCGGACTGGTGTGGGTGCTTTGTCAGGTTCAAAAACGGTTCGGCTTTGAGGTTGGTTAGCTTGGCAAAGTGACGGCGAGTGCGAATTCCTGCTTCGATCCAAGTAAACATATTGTCTTTCATGGTTAGTGTCCTTTAAGTTGATTGGCGGGCTTTTGCCCGCCAATCAACTATAACAGCTTTGGAATTTTTGTCAACAACTATCTTTTACCTGCAAGGTACGGAATGATCGGTACAATAAACAGGATGATCGTTGTGATGAGGAGCTTTAGTCCGATGATCATTTTACAGGACACACTCCTCCCGCGCATTCGAGAGACTCCAGGTCACCTTCACCGATCTTCTCCAGGTCAATCGGTTTGATCTTGGTGGAGAGCCGTTCGTATTGCTCTTTGGTAATGGCTTCTTTCGGTGCTTGAGCAAAGCCATGTTCGGAGTGACAAAGGAAGGAAATGGTCTTGAGGTACTTCAGGTTATTTGCAAGCCATTCCTTGAGGGCCGGAAGGTCTTCACGTTTGTAGTAGACGGTGACCGAGACTGCTTGGTCTGCCCAATGCTTTTGGGCGAGGAGTAGCGTGTTCAGTTGCTTCCAGGTGGTCCAGTCCTCGTCAGCAACGGGTAGGCCGTCTGGTGCTTTCTGGTAGAAGTCCACAACAAGGGTGCCATGGTCGATGCGACCATCGAGTTTTTGCTCGGGTTCGATGTTATGGCCTGCTTCGCGCAGGAGCGGAATGAGAGGGTCGTTTGCGGCAAACCGGATTCGCTGGATCATGTAGCGGGAGAAGGCGGGATGAATGCCTTCATAGCCGCACTGGTCGAGGACTTTGGAGACAGTGCCAGAGGGTTTGACGAGGGTGGTACGGATGGATTTGGGAATGCCTAGCTCGGCTGAGTAGGACTCGTTTTCCTTTTGAATCTCATGGTACACACTGTCAAGAGTTTTTGGATTGAATAGGCTGCTACCAAGGCAACCAGTGATGCCAGTCCCAACACGCCGATTTCTTTGAATAACGCTATCAATGTTTGGATCATGGTAGTTTTCGAGTGTAACACGCTTTCCGTAACGGTGCATCATGCGAGCTGCATACGCAAACTCCTTTTCGTCCTTGATATTCATCAAGGCGAGTTCCTGGAGGTTGCACGGCTCGTAACACTCGAGGGTGGCTTCAGCGCACGGATTTACAAGGTCGGCAGTGTCGCGGAGTGATTCGCCCATACGTCCGAAATGCTGGATGTTGTGGCGGTTGACTATGCCGAACGGCTCACCGTGCTCGTAGGTTTTCCAGAAGCTTGGGTGCAGGTCATCGATGTCTGAGCAGACCACACTGAAGTTCGCGCAAGAGCGGTAGCTTGGAATGGTGCCAAGATCCCAGCGTTTGGCACGGAGGTACTCTTTGTCCCAAGAGTCGCCGAGGATGATGATAGCGGAACGGCGGACGTTACCGGCAACAACCATTTCGCCGGTGGCGCAGATCAGGTCTGCTGCATCTATAGGTCTAATATGTCTGCCAGCACGAGTAGACAGGATAGAGCAAAGATTGCTAATGAAACGAACCAGCGGGAGAGGCCCAGAGGCCGTTCCACCAAAACCGCGAATAGGCTCACCAGCACCACGGACAACCACAGTAGAGTAGGTAAAGCTTTTACCAGTTTCAAAGTAACTTGCGAACACTTTCGAGGTAAGCTTGCACCAGCCTTCCCGACTGTCCGGCACAATGAAGTCCGCATCGCTGCAATTTGGGAGATGAATGATTTTAACATTGCTCTTTACTTTGGGGAGCTTGGAGACGTAGCGGTGTTCGACAGAAAGGCCGACACCACCGCCAAGCATGAGGAGGTCTTGGGCGGTGATAAAGTTCTGCCACTTGTCAGCAGAAAGTGCCCAGCAATTGTTTAGTGCTTTTCCGCCTATTCTGCCATGGGCAGGCGAGCCTGAGAACCAGAGGCCACGGCCAGCGGGGATCGCCTTGCGATCCAACATCAGGCGGCGTAAAGCGTTTTGTTCTTTTTCATCTGAGGTGTTACCTCGGATGACACGGTCCACAGTGTCAGACCAGTTTTCGAGAGGGCCGTTGTCTTTGCGTGCATAGGTACGCCTGTAGACAATACGGGATAGGTTACTCCATTCCATGAGGTTCCTTTGGAAAAGAGGGGCTAAAGCCCCTCTTTTCACTTGCCGATTTTAATGTAGATTCCACCGGTGAAGGTCGGCTGGACGCCGGTGGTCCCGTCAGGGGACTGGACGGCGGATTTGTTCAGAAGAACAGTGCCTACCAGACCCACATTGTCAGACTTGAAGTATTTCTTGACGCCTGGAATGGTGTTCGCCTGAACGCGAATGCCACCGCCAGTGCCCAGATTCAAGCCAACACTACCAGTGCCGTTTGTGGCGACACCAGCATCGGCCAAAGCAAACAACGCAACAGGACCGCTCACAATATCATGGGCGAAACCTGTACGAAGTCGGGAGGAAGACCCCAGCATTTCTAACGTGGTGATACTAAAGCTGTTGCCAGAAATGGGGGCGCTGTAAGCGAGGTAACCGTAGGGCTGGGTACCCGTGTAGCTTGCGAACCCAGCCCCGGTACTAATGGTCTGGGCGGAAGCAGCTACCGCAAAAGATAGAACTAAAAGTAGTTTCTTCAAAAGTTGCTCCTTTCCAGACCATTATAGCATAGAGGTCGCAAAGCGACCTCTATGCGGGACGCGCTGCTAAAAAGACAAGTTCAGGCCACGGCTGACCGTCACTACCCGGCTTGTTGCGAACCGGAGCTTCAAGCATTGCCTGTTCATTCACAAGGCTTTCCAGCCATTCAGTCATGGTTGCACCATCCTGCTTAATGCCGGTAGCATCCATGATTTTACGCAACTGCTCATAGGAAATCTTACGCTTTGCATCTGACTTGTCCTGCCAGATAGTGGTATTGATTTCTCGACCGGCAAACTCTCCACTGCCTCCAGCTACAATAGACTTGATCGCAATACGTTCTTTCTCTTCGCCAGTAACCTTATCGGGGTACTGTACCTTTTTGGCACTGATAATTTTACACTTCAAGACTGTACCATCAGGGATCTTCTTCATTCCAGGTACTACATCATGCAGGTTAACGTGTTCAAAATACGACATTGTTGTTGTTTTCTCCTTAGGGTTTAGGGCTTTCGCCCATTTTCGGTGCGTATGCATCGAAAATCTCGTTGATTCCAATCGGATTGCCTGACGGGTCAGTGATCAACCGCTCGTGGAAAGATTTGAAAATGCCGGTGCGATCATCAGTGCGCCGCATACCATCAGCGGCGGAGATCAGCACACGGCCTGGAACGCGAGTCGTGGAGCCATCGGGCTGCTTCACCACGCTGTTCTTCACGTTCAAGGATAACACAGAATTAAACATTGCGGTAACCGCTTCTGCCAGCGAGCCGGGCAGGTCCGGTACAATGCCAATCAGGTTGCCTGACTCGTCGTTCTTTTCTTTTTGGAGAGCGGTGACGATCAGGTCTTTCCGGTACTTGGCTTGGGTGTTCTCGTTGGTCAGATTGACTAGGCGGTTAAGCTGGGTCCGAACACATTCGCCCATGACTTGGTAGTCGGAGCGTTGGAGCACGCCGATCACGCGAGGACCAGCCACACGTTCCTTACTCGGAAAGGATAGCACATGCGGCTTCACAATGCGAGAAGCGTAATCAGTGACGTTGTCCAGGATCACACCACCATAGTGTTCGTCAGTGGCGAGGGAGGCGAGAAGCGTCTCCATCTCGTTCCAGGATGTCGGCATGACATAGTCGACTTCCTGGTCGTTGAGGGTCATGGTTCCGCCGCCTTCAGCGGCTTCGCTGGCAATAATTAGGGTCGGCTTGTTCCGGCGCTTGCGGGTGAACGCATCGAGGGAAGAAGCGAACTTGGTCTTTCCGAATTTGGCCGGAGCATAGATCAGGGCGCAGATTCGGGTGTCTGGGGACAGCAGGTTTTTTGTGTTTTTGACTTGTAGTGATCCAATTTGCATAATTTTAGTGTACCTCACTTTGTTCCATTTTCATACCAACTAACTTACCAAAAGTGTAGAAGACGTAGAAGGTCTTCAGGTGCTTGGCTGCCATAGCAAGACTGAGCTGTTCAATAGATTGCACAGGCATCTCCGCTAATTCAAGCTGGATGAGATTAAAACTCGCAACAAACTCAGCCAAGAGGTTCTTGTGTATTGATTCAGGAATAAATTCTTGATTCAGGTTTGCCTGGAGCAAGTCCTTGTTCGAGAAATACCAGTTTAGTGCTTCATCTTCGGTCATCATAACTTGTTATTCTTGCGGAGATTAGCTTTGCTAATCTCCGCAAGGGCTGCGTCGAACCTCAAAAAAGTCTTTTAGATCTTCGTTTTGCTCCATGATGAAGCGGGCATAGTAGGCCCGAAAGTTGTTGTTGAGCTTAAAGTCATCATCTTTACGCTCGAAACGGTAGTGCCACCGGAGCTGTTCCCATAGTGCACCGATACCGTAGTGCTGCCAACCGGCATCGCGTACGTAACGGGCCAACTCCACTAGCTTATCATATACGTTTGGGTTAGCGTCATGAAATTTGCGAAAGGCTTTGTAATGGTTAGAAGAATCGCTGATCGTAGGTTGAATGGGTTCCAGTGGTTGGGATAAGGTTGTCATAGCTGTCAATGGTGTAGTAGTGTCCATTTTCACATTCATAAAGGTTGTCGGGTGTACCGTCAGACCACACAAGGCGATCTACGGGGAGTGAGCATTTTGGGCAGTTCATAAGTTAGTCCTGCTTTAACTTCCAAAGATGATGGCCATCATTTTGAGCGATTAAGTTTGCAGGGTTAGGCATCACAGGCCAGTTCGGTGATTCAAATTCAAGTATAACCCGCGCCTCTTTACCATAACAATCAGTAGTTTCATAGATACTATTTATGTCGTACTGCTCATGGCCAAAATCGTAATCATAATACACAGGCAGATTGCTGTCAAACTTCTGGAGTTGTTCAATTAATTGTTGTACAGTCATAAGCATTTTTGCCAAGGGGTTCGTTTTCCGCTTGGAGTTTCAATATATACCGGAGTGCCGGAGGTTGTCAAGGAATCGAATTGACCGCGCAGATTCTCTGGAATCGAACCACGGTTCGGGTATTCAGTGGCAACCCAATAGATAACATCGTCGGGGCTGGACTTCGCCGCCTTGTACCGCTTGGAGCGGCAAGGGCGGCAGAAGGACGCAAACCCGTCAGGACGGTACTTGTCCTTCCCAAAGTTGTCGGAGAAGTTTTTACAGCTTGGGCACCATTTCATAGGTTCACCAATTTTACTTTTGGTAATCCCCTGCTGCATTCAATCGAAATGGACTCACGATTACACGAGGCTCAACATAAACCGGAGTTGGATATCCCTTTGGACTCGCGCACATAACCCACGTTCCATCTGCGCTCGGGGGCATAAACAACCCGTTAGGCTCAGACTGCGGAAGCGTGCCGTACGATGAGGTATAATTCTGCACGATCTTTTCTGGATTACTGAACTGGACGGCATATGGAAGTCCGTACCCGATGGAATCGCAAAGATGCCACAATCGACCTTGCATGTCTTGGATGTACGAGAACGTCGAAATCTCTTGATCCCGAAGTTCGTAAATCTTCCGAACCAATTTCTTTTCGGTGAAGTTAGTAATCCCCGGCATTCCTACCTGAGCATTGGCTTCCACAGACATTTGCTCTTGGCGGCTCTGCTGCTGCATGTCAGATTTTGGCGCGCTACTGCACCCGTCATCATTTGCGGCCATGAAGATCGCGCAAAACGGGAGCAAGAACCAATACCATTTGCGGTTCATCGACCACCCCCAATACTGTGAACAAAAGACGCTAACCCTGGGCTATTAGAAAGATCAACCGTAGATGACTCCGAGACAATCAAACTCCGAAGTGATTCTTTCTGGGGACCATCTGCTTTTTCATATTCAAAGCGAAGCTTGGAAATATACTCTATTTTTCCTTGCACATAACTGGGTGTGTTTTCAAACACTTCACGCCGTGCTTTTTCCTGCTTTGGTGCCCAGAACTCATATATGGTTAAATCGTACCCGGTGGTGATAAACGCAATGATCATACAGGCGGTAACAACCGCAATACAAACTACAAAAATCTTAAAGCTTTCTTTCATAGATTCTCTAGTGAGTATAGGATATCAGAACATTTGGATGCGATCAAGCGGTGTTCTGCTTGAGTGTCGGGAGACGTGCGTACGTCAACGTAGTGGAGCCAGGAACGGAGAGTGCCATTCATGTACAGGCGGCTGACTGTGTTACCTTCCGGTAACACAGACCGGGCCTGCTCTTTGGCAATGCCCAGTTCCAGGGCGCGGTTATAGGTGTTGATTGCTTTGCGGATGGTGGCTTTTTGGAGTGTTTCCCACACCCCGTGGAGGACAGAGTCCTCCACGGGGATGGAGTTTTGGCGGTTGGTTGCGTCTTGGAGGCGTGCTTCACGCAGGCAGAAATCAGTTACTTGTGCATATCTTGTAGAAAATTCCTGGAATGAGAAGCTTCTATGTCTGAGGATCTGGCGTGCAATGTCACGAGTGGTGATGATTTCCATGCAGATGGAGACCATCTCGAAGGGCGACCAGTGCTTGTGGTCTTTCAGGTATTTGATCAGGCGTTCGCCGGAGTTGTGTTGGTTAGCTGGATTGGACACTCGAGCGCAATAGGCTACGAGATCCGATGGTGTGTCTAAACCAGCTATTTCTGGCTTAGACACACTGATCAGCTTTACCGAGGCGATTTGGCTGTAGGTTTTCATAACTAAACCTTTTGGTCCTTTCGTTAGGGCTGCGGCCAGGATTGTTTTGTTCTCCTACATTACTTGATCTCCCACGGAAGTTCCATGATGATCTCACGTTCCAGTGCAGCGCACTTATCGTCGTCCCATTGCACTTCTCCATGAAGGGCGACAAGCCAGAGGCGATCACCATCCCAACGCGAAGGATCATGCGTGCCGTGCAAAGCATTTCGCGTACAGATACGAAGTGGTCCCGCGATGGTTTGGCGATCCCCTGCTTTCACTGGCGCGGCAAAGCCACCGTTTGACGGGGTGGCATCTTTTGCGGAACGCCAAAATGCCAATGTTCCAGCGTAGGATGTGAAGCCTTCGATGATCTTCTTCCAATAGCCGGAGCCGGATCCGTAGCCGTATCCGGAGCCGTAGGTGTAGCCGTCGCCGTAGCCGTAGCCGTCGCCGTATCCGTCGCCGTATCCGGATCCGGTGCCGGAGCCGTCGCACCACGACGGCACGACTCCGAAGATTACTGCCACGGAGCCGCGTTCCATTTGGCCTCCGCTTCTGGCGACACTTCGACTACTGATGTCACGTCATGCAGCGTGATATCCACCGCAGGACCAATGCGACATCCTTTACCGGGCCCCATCGAAGCAAGCCCCATGAATCCGTGCATCTCAGCGGTCCAGTAAACACACAAACGCGCTCGCTTCAGTTCAATCGTCTTTTCGTTAGTCTTGGACGCATAGCCCATGAACACCCCGCGATGCGCCGTAGTCACAAGTACTGCCCGTTCTTCCTTCTGTTTCAATCTTTCCTCCCTTTCTAAGGGTTCAATTTCTTTTTTTCGTTTTTCAGTCATGATTTTGATGTTATACCAAGATTTTGTTTTTGTCAACGGGTAACGTAACGAAGTGCTTCAACTTTGATGAATCCGGGCCAGCTTGCGGCAGACCGGAGTGCACCGTGCGGTTCAGAATAGACGCAAGGGCGGAAGATCTGGTCGATGCAGGCTTCTGTGTTGCGACTGGGAATGCGGGTTCCAGCATCGATTGCCAGGATGTCGGTAGCGACTTGGGCCATTTCGGTTTTGGCAAGTTCGAGTTCTTGCCGATTGCGCTTGACCATGATCCGGTAGTACTTGGGGACACGATTGATCTTGGATTTGACCACTGTGTCAATGTCCTGGACAGCTTGACAGGCTGGGCAGGCGAATTGAGTGCCGGAAGGTTCCCAGTCGCGCAGTTCCGAGGCGACCTTGCAGGTTTTGCAGGTACGCTTGGGTTGGTAGTCCTGAGGCTTCTCGAGGACATTCACAATTAGACCGGCCACAGGCCGACCTAATTGGTGCTCGAGGGCCAGCATCTGGAAGCAGGCTTGCATGTTGGTGCGCCAAGACGCGATGTACTTGCCGATGTCTTTGGAAGCGGCTTTGGTTTTGTACTCGTGAATCCAGGTGCCAGGTTCAAGGGTGAAAGTGTCACCGAGGCCGGTTTCGATGGTGACGTCTTCGGCGACGTCAAAGTAACAGTCGACTTTGGCTAGACCGTCCATACCGTCGATGAGCGGGAACTTTAGGGGTTCCTCACAATAGTATTTGGTGAAGGCTTCGTTCGCGTAATGGCGAGTGTAGCCGAGGAGCAGTTCTTGCGCCCAAGCGAGGCATTCGGGGGTCGGGTTGAACTCGTCGATGGCCTCGACTGGAATGACGGTGGCTTGCTTTTCGCGGAAGTGCTGGATGCCGGCATGGACGAGGCTACCGAGGGTCATAGCATCGGCGGATTGGCCGGTGGGTGCTTGCCGGACCTGCTCACGGTACTTTTCGTACCATTCCATCGGGCAGTGATTGTAGCTTTTCCATTGAGAGTAGTCGAGAAATTTATTCATAGGATTCGGTCCTGGTGTAAATTTCGTGTTCTGTACGCTCATAATTATAAAGTGACTTGTAGAAGCCACCATGATCACCCATAATCCATTCGTCTTCTCTGGGACATCGGATTACACCAGTGCTACGGAAAGTAATGGTTTTGATTTTCTTTTTACCAAGAATCAAGCGTGGGCTAGTTGGGCCGTACGCACCAAATATACAGGTACTGACTCGAAAACTATCCAGCATAAGCCAAGGTTCGCCCATTTTTGGAGGGCGAAAATCAATAAATTCGTAATTTTTGTAACCTTCAGGTAAGATGATATCTTCAAACTTACGTTTGTAAATGTCTTCTACGGTGATAGTGTGAGGTTTCATATCTTTCCTAATAGTACCATGGCACGGTGCCAGAGTAATTTTTTGACTGGGTGCGCTTTGGCGAAGCGTGCGAGCACTATGTCGTAGGCGTAGCGAACGTCGCTAACAGCGCAGTGGGCGCAGAATTTCTTAGTACACCAGCAAGACTTTGTCCGGCGTGCAAGTTCTGGAGTCAGGTCTTGCAGCGCCTTCCACTGCGTATAGGTGTAGTTGTCTTTGTATTTATTGTAATTCATTATATAGAACCAGGCCAAGACCAAGAACCAGAACAAGAACCAGACCTAGACCAAGACCAAGACCCAGAACCAGATCTAGGCCATCTTTTGTATTTTGATTTCTTAAGCATAATTAGTCACCAGACCTGGACTTTATACCCAGACCTACACGTAGACACAGACTTAGACCCAGACAAAGAACTACACCTAGACCTAAAACCGGACCCAGACCAAGACCCAGAACCAGACTTAGACCCAGACCAAGATTTAGACCCAGACTTAGACAAAGACATAGGCCAACACCCAGACCAAGAACTAGACCTAATATATTTTTTGTATTTGTTTTTCTTGAGCATAATTATTTACTTAGACCCAGACCAAGACTTGGACCGAGACCAAATCCCAGAACAAGACCAAGACCAAGACCAATAACCAGCCTTAGACCAAGATCCAGTTCTAGATCTAGACCCAGACCAAGAACCAGAGTTAGACCAAGACCAAGACCAATAGCCAGACTCAGACCAAGAGTTAATGTATCTTTTGTACTTTGATTTATTTAGCATAGAATAATGGTGGGGTTGTTAACGGACAACCCCAAAACCGTTTTTAGCCCTGCTTGCCAAGACCGTAAGACTCGATGGAGTTCTTGGTCACATACCACTTGTTGGTATGGAGCTTCTGAGCGTCCTTGTAAGCCTTTTCGGTGAAGGCACCAGTCTCATAGACGATCTTCGGGTCTTCCAGCAGGACACAATCGTCATTGACGCCGGTCAGGGTTCCAGCGTAGATGTAGTTCGCGCAGAACAACATCACGTGCTGGCCGAGCAACGAGATCAAGCCTTCATTTTCAACTTCAGTGATAATTTTCTTCATGGTTTCCTTTCTTTTGTTACTTCCAGGATCAAGCCTAACATAGAGTGTAAGGCGTGTCAAATCTTTTTCCATTGTGATAAAGTCTCACAGGGTGAGACTTTATCACAATTCTCATATGGTGAGAAAAAGCGTGAGACAAAATTTGAGACAAATTGAGACAAGAGATAAGTCCTTTGGAATGATGGAGCTACAGGTGAGACAAAATTGAGACAAAACGGTTTTCCACAGGGTAAGTCCATGATTAGAAAGGGGTTGTACGTAATTTGTCTCAATTTTTTTGTCTCACGACCCCCCGCTCCTATACTTGCACGAACGCCAGTTCGTTAAAGATTGCGATGCCTTCCCAGCCGTCATCGGTGATGATCTGGTAGAAATCGTCTCCGTCAGGGCCATAGGCCCTGACGGAGACTTTGGTGTGGGCCTGGTATTCGGGGATGGAGCCAAAACCGTTGTAGGTGAAGAGGGCTCGTAAGCCGTTGGATTTAATGGGGTTATTTGTACTTGACATTTGCTTTTCTATATAGTATAATAGCGTTAAGGCGTAGTGTATTATAAGGCAGGTGCAAAGCACCTGCCTTATAATCATAGATCGTTTCTAAACTCAAATTTTCCACACCAGCCGCCTGCTGGTGTGAACGGATATAAAGATTTTAGCTCTTCATTCACCATAATTAACTTTGGCGGGTCAAACCTGCATTCTGATTCATTCCAAGAATTATCCCAAAAACCGCCACGCCAAAAGTCGCAATTCTTGCACGCTCGTTCAGCCATTTGGTTCCTTTCTGGGTACGGCCCCTTTTGGGGCCGTACCCCTTGAAAATTTAATACCTCGCTTGGTCATGATTACCGAATCAAAATTGTACTGCTTGGTGGCATAGCTCAGTGCAACTTTGGCAAAATGCCGCTCATACGGAAAAAGTGAGCCACACGCGGCGACATACAGTTTTTTCAGGTGGTATTTCTCAAGCTTGCAGCGTTGGCATTTGCACTTCCACTGTCCATGCTTTTTCCACACGTTGTTTATATGATACCGCATGTCAAGTCTACCATCAAACCACATTTGAGTTGCTGGGCTAAACTTCTTCATGGCCTTGTGGTCCCTTTGGGGACCACAAGGCCCATAAAGTCGCACACTAGTTTGGCAAGCGGCCCAAACAGCCGTTGAATCCGTTCTTGCTTGCGGTGCGCAGCGCGCACCGCAACAATGACACCACGTCCCGAAATACCAGAACGCCGCAAATACACAGCGTTTTGCACTGCGTTCAACACAACCTCGTTACGGTTCATAACACATCCTTAGGTCTGATAATCGACTCCAGTTCCTCGCGATGGCGCTTAAGAAGGTCGCGCTCGTACGATTTTTGGAGTTTGTGCATAACGGTAATGGTGGTGGCTGCTACAGCAGCCACCACCAGGAAGATTTCAAATAGCATCTTTTTTCTCCCATTGGGCGATAGAAATTTCTTTGATTCCATGAAGGTCAACGTCCCATTCTAACCATCGGTAAATCCCAAATGCCTTGACCTCGCCGGAACCAAGCTCAGGTTCGAGCAGCTTAAAAAGTTCCTGCTGACGACCGGCCTTGGCATATAAGGCCAAGTGCCATTTGTCAGCAAGTTTGGTTAACACTGGAAAGTCAATCGTTTCAGTGTCATCAAGCACAGGCAGGGACCAGCGCAAGGCTTGGATCTGTTCGGCTTTTTCGTGTGCTTCTGCGGCAATGCGCCGCTGGCGCTCAAGTTCTTCTGTTAAGTTATTCATAAAGGTACCTTTCGCAGGCAAGCTCCGCCTGATAGTCTGATTTTGTAACAATCGGTGACCAGTGCGTGTGCGAAAATCCGCACGCACAATCGTAGTCAACAGATCCGTCTTGGAGGTGGAAAACGTCAAGATCGATATTTCCGCATTCGGGGCATTCGGTCATATGCTTTTATACTCTGGATTCTGGGCGTTGTCAATACTTTTGTGGCAAGGGGTGGCTTTTTAAGCCACCCCTTGCCACTTAAATCGACACCATGAGGGACGAAGCGTCAGTGATGGTTCGAAGTGCGAGACTCTTGAGCGTGTCACCGCTGCCGAACATGGCAGACTCTGGTGTGGATTTGCTGTGGTCGACATGGTTGGTGATGGCGTTTAATAGGTTGAACGCAGTGCCGCGCTGTTCAGGAAACGCGTTATTGTCATTGATTTCGTAAAGTGCAAGAACGCTATCGACAAGCGTGTCGCGTTGTTTGCTGGATTTCTTGCCCTCGGCAATCGGGAACAGGCGATTGAGGACTTGCTCCATGGATTCGCGGTTTACTTTGCGAGAGGCAAGCCAGTTGAGGCGATCCGCCATTTTCAAATTTTCCATGCGGATGGATCCGAGGAGATTTTCGGCGGCGTCAATTCGAGCGTTAGCGCCGGAAGTATGACGAACGCGGAACGTGGCAGATTTCTCACTGAGCGCGATATTTAGCGTGTTTTGACAGACAACGCGCGTTGTTGTCATTTTGGTAACTGCCGAAAGACTACCGTCGTGACCAGTTGCGAAAAGTAGGTAACTGTTGTGCTCGTCAGCTTCGCCGACGCGAAATCCAAGGCCGAGATCAGCAAGCGCCCATACTTTCTCGCCTTGACCAAGTACCCCTGCGGTCTCGTAACGTGCCTCGGGAGCACCACGCATAAGGCCATCAATCAAGTCAAAGCCACGGTGATGCGGAATCACTGTGTAATTTTCACCGACGGGACCAAGGAAAACTGTGTTTTCAGGTGCATGGGGTTTGTCGGCGTGGTTCCATCGGAACGTCCCCCAAGCGTTGACCGGGCGGCCTAGGCCGTCGCGCAATTGGGACTTAAAAACATCATACGCAAATGCAGGGTCGTTTAGAAGCTCTTCGGTAGTTTGATATTTTCCGGTGACTGTTCCGAGTTTGTGCCATGCTGCCTGACGGCCAATATAAGCGTTTATGTTGTGTGCCATGTGGTTTTCTCCTGTGGTGTTTTGGTATTGCTCTTTAATAATCTGCTGGATGGTGGAAATTGTCAATACTAATTTTTAGGTACTGTGATAACGGCTATCGCCGTTATCACAGCCATCGCCAAAAGTGATAATAGATCTGCCAATTTGGGGTATCCTTTAGTTTCAATCTATGGTACTGCTGCCGGGGTTGCTTGGTAAGGCATTTGCAATTGTCCACTGTTTCTTTTTGTCCACTATTACTGGACATGGTGAGGCAAGCAGCCCATTAGGCGGATGCTTTGGCATCCGCCCGAGTGTCACTCGTTAGGGAAGTACTACAAACGCGCTATCAGCTTTGATTGCCGGGCCTTTAGCGCGTAGGCCAACGATAACGCGTTTAGGGTCGAGAAAGCGGAGATCATTAGTGTCACCATCAATAA